GGAATCCTCATATTATAATACTCACCTGCTTCAACAGCAGATAATTCTAATATGGACTTGAGATCTTCTACGTGTTTAGGATTACATTCAAATTGTAATTCATCATGGATAAAAGCAAGTTGGTGACAGTCTACATCTCCTTGTAATATTCGTTCATGGGATCTGACCATCCATCTTTTGGCGATAACCGCTGCTCCTCCCTGTAAGAGGTAATTGAGAAACTTATGCCCTTTGTCCACGCTGATACGACGACCGTCGATGGCGTTTGCGAAATTTCTTTGGCTACGTATCTTACAAGCTTGTAACAACTCTGCAAGACCCGGAATGGCATCAACATAAGCTTTCCTAATCTCTTTGCCTTTTTTCCTAGCTTCATCTTCGGATAATAATTGATCATAACTATGTCCCAATTTAATGTCTCCGCATCCATATAAGAATGCATAAGTAACGGTTTTAACTTGTCTACGGGTAATTCCAATTTTGTCAGCATTAGTTTGGTGAATGTCGCCTGTTGTAAGAATGGTTGCATATCGACCTCCGTCATATCTAGCAAGATAATGAGCGAGCATGCGTAATTCTATACCCGATAAGTCAGCTGCGACCATGCGTTGACCGGGTGTGGCTCTGAACAATCTTCTAAATCGTTCATCAGCTGGAACTTGTCCAAGATTGGGTGTACGATGAGCACATCGAAATGTAGCTGTAGTTGTCGCACAGTAATGATGTATCCTAGACTTCGTAACAAGCTTTTGCCATGCGTTCACGCCTTCGGATATCATTCCTAACTGCTTCGTCAGATCCAGTAGTGTCAAGAACTTCAGAGCAGTATCCGTCCCAATCTCTTTGAGAATTGTTTCGTCTATTACTGGTTTTCCTGTGGAGGTCATTGATACGGGCGTCCAACCACAATGTATTTGTAAGATCCATGCAATATGATCCCTTGATGACGGGTTAAATTCTTTTAATCTTGTGAAGGTTGCACCTTCGACGTAATTTTGGCGGCTATTATTTCTTTTAGGAGTAAATTCCTTTCCTGCGACGTAAGGAAACCTCTTTCGTAATACTTCAGTAATCGTCTCATACTCAATTCTGAGAGTAGATTCAAGTTTCCGTGCAGCATCCTCATCAAAGTACCATCCATGTATCTCCTGTTGTGTAAGTATTTGTGCTACCTTGTGTTCTAATTTGACCCATTCAGGTAACGGTGGAAATGATTGCATAGTTTTTTAGTAACAGCAACGTCTTGTACGCAGTAGTCTTCCATCTCTTGGCTCCATGTA